TTCTTGTCCCACATGCCAGAGAATAAAAGTTACAATGATTTCTTAAACGCTTCCAATATTGTGATCGGCATGTCTGGTGGCGAAAGCTGGGGGTTACCAGAGTTTCAGTCTGTAGCGCTTGGTAAACACGCGGTCATTCTGAACGCTCACGGATACAAAGAATGGGCGAATGAAATTAATAGTGTTTTAGTCGAACCTAGTGGCGAGATCGATTCTCACGACGGAATGTTTTTTAACAAAGGAGACTACTTTAATCAAGGAACTTTTTTCGACTGGAATGAAGACGACTTTATAGATGGATGCGAGCAAGCGATAAACAGGTGCAACGTGGAACCTGTTAATGAACACGGAATACAACTGCAAAGAGACTTTACTTACGAAAGAACAACTGATAGTATTCTAGAAGAACTTAAAAAAATATAATGCCCACCTACGAATACATCCACCCGGACACGGAAGAAACAGTTGAAATTTTTCAAAAAATGAACGAGAACCACGCCTACATTGATGAAGACGGAGTAGAGTGGAAAAGAGTCTGGTACGCGCCATGCGCCAACATAGATTCGACCAACATAAACCCCGACTCTAAGAAAGATTTTATGAGAGCGACAGCTAAACAGGGTATGAACGTGGGGGAAATGATGGACCTCTCTAAGGAGCTTCACTTTAAGAGAGAAAAGTCTCACGGAAAAGACCCCGTAAAACAAAAAACAGTAACAGATTACGAAAAGAAAACAGGTAAAGCTCACCCCAATAAAAGCAAATGAGATTCTCCATATTTACACCCTCACATGACTTACGGCATATAGACCGCACACTCCAAAGCCTTAAAGCTCAGTCGTTTAAAGATTTTGAGTGGGTCTTGCTTCTAAATGGGCCAGCCCTTGCGCAAAAAGACTCCTTGGAGCAAAAAATTAAAAAGGCAGACATCAACTATCGCTTTGTAGATTTTTTTCAACTAAACAATACGAATATTGGGTACTTAAAAAATGAATGCTGCAACAGCGCCGTAGGTGAAATACTAGTTGAGCTTGACCATGATGATCAGTTAGAACCCAACTGCTTAGATGAGCTTCACAACGCCTTTTCTGAGGATGACCTACTAGACTTTGCTTACTCCGACGCGTTTACAGTAAGGGTGAAAGATGGGGAAGAGCATTATGAAACACCGTTTAGCTCTCGGTGGGGGTGGACGACGGTAGACTCGGAAGTTACATCAAACGGAAAACAAAAAAAAGTAAAGTATCAACAGACGTTTGACCCCTCCCCACAATCTTTTTCTTACATTTGGTACGCGCCCAATCACGTTAGAGCTTGGAAGGCTGAATTTTATCGCTCCATAGGAGGGCATGATATATCCATGGATATTTGCGATGACCACGACCTTCTATGCAGAACGTACATAAACGGATTTTGTAAAAGGATAGATAAACCCCTGTATAAGTATTACCTTCACGAAGACAACACTGCTTATGGAGAAAAAAATAAAAAAATCCAAGAAGTTACGCAGACGCTACACGATCAATACATTCAAGAGATGGTTTGTAAATGGTCAGACTTAAACGGTTTAAAAAAAATAGACCTATGTAGCGCTAACAATAAGCCAGAAGGCTTCACGGGGATAGACAAAAGAAAACTGAACGATGAGGACACGGTGTTTGATTTAGACAAGCCCGACTGGCCCTTTGAAGATGGATCAGTTGGGGTGTTTCGGGCGCAGGACGCAGTAGAACACATGAAAGACCCAATCAACACAATGAAAGAAATTTACAGATGCCTAGCCCCGAACGGATGGGCATTAATCGATGTCCCAAGCACCGACGGAAGAGGGGCGTTTCAAGACCCCACTCATGTAAGTTTTTGGAATAGTAATAGCTTTTGGTACTACACTAGTCAATCTCATGCCCACTTCATTGGATCGCCCGTCAAGTTTCAACTAAACAGGGTGCTAGACCACCACCCAGATCAGTATCATGAGTTTCACAAGATAGCGTACACGAAGGCTCACTTAGTTAAACTTTCTGATGACCCACGAGATATCCCGCCGAACGGCAGGCAAATTTAACTTTGTCCTTCCATTCCCAAAAAAAATCTGTATGATTACATATACAGGAAAGATGACCCCTCAATGAGCGACCCAGCAATTTACGTAAAGAAACGAAACGGGCGACTTCAAGAGCTAGACATTAACAAAATTAATCTTTGCGCTGAAAGAGCGTGCGAAAATTTAGAAAATGTTTCAGCCAGTGAAGTCGTTCTTGACGCGCACGTGCAGCTTTACGACAAGATTACCACAAAAGAAATTGATAAAGCGCTGATCCTTTCCGCTCGTCAAAAAATCGAGAAGGAGCCTAATTACAACTTTGTTGCATCCAAGCTTCTACTCTTCAACATCCACAAAGAGGTGTTCGGTAGCAGTGTAGACAAAGAAGCCTTCGAGCACCAATATCGACTATCGTTCGTTAAAAACATCAAACTTCTAGTAAAGGAAGACATACTGTCCGAAAAACTTTTAGACTTTGATTTGAAAAAACTCTCCGAACACCTCAAGCTGTGTAGAGACTTTAAGTTTAAGTACCTCGGGCTACAGACCCTCTACGACAGGTATCTTCTCCACATAAACGGCAGAAGGCTAGAAGCCCCCCAGTCTCTCTGGATGAGGGTCGCGATGGGACTGGCTCTTAATGAAAAAAATAAAGAGCAAAAAGCCATAGAGTTCTATGAAACTATTTCAAAGTTTTTGCTATGTCCCTCCACCCCCACTCTCTTTAATAGCGGAACTACCCACAGTCAGCTTAGCTCTTGCTACCTTAACACTTTTGACGACAGCATAGACGGTATATTTGAAGGCGCTTGGCAAGAAGCTAGAAAATCGAAATACGCTGGAGGCTTAGGTTTTGATGTCACTAATTTTCGTTCTTCTGGGTCTCACATCAAGGGAACGAATGGGACTTCCAGCGGGCTTGTGCCTTGGCTTAAAATTTACAACGATCTCCTCGTAGCGGTTAACCAAGGAGGCAAACGCCCCGGAGCTGGCTGCGCCTATCTTGAGCCTTGGCATTTAGATATTGAAGATTTTCTTGACCTAAAAAAGAACACGGGAGAAGAACGTCGTAGATGTCACGACCTGAACACGGCCAATTGGTTGCCTAATTTATTCTTTGAGTATGTAGAAAAAAATAAAGACTGGTATCTTTTTTCTCCCTCGGACGTTAGAGATCTACACGAACTTTACGGAAGCGACTTTGATAAACGATACAAAAAATATTGCAAGCAAGCAGACGACGGAGAAATAACGAACCACCGTACGATTAACGCCAAAGAGTTGTGGAAAAAAATGTTAAGAGCGCTCTTCGAAACGGGTCATGCTTGGATGACGTTCAAAGATAATGCCAACATGCGTTACTCCAACTGCCACGAAGGCGTCATTCATAGCTCGAACCTTTGCACGGAAATCTTCCTACACACCAAACCCTCCCGGTACAAAGGAGGAGTTAAGACTGAGGTCGGCGAAACCGCCGTATGCAACCTAAGCTCCGTAAACTTGAAAGAGCACCTGAAGCAAAACGGAACGCTAAACTTCAAGCTGCTCGCTAAGACTATAGCAACCCAAATGCGTATGTTAGACAATGTCATTGACTTGAACTTTTACCCCACCAAGGAGGCGGAAAAAGCCAACCTTGCACATCGCCCAGTTGGAGCGGGCAGCATGGGGTGGGCAGACGTATTCCATTCTTACAAAGTTAATTTTTCCTCAGATGACGCCATCAAGTTTTCTGACGAGCTCTATGAATTTATTTCCTATCATTGCATCCTAAACTCTAGCAGACTAGCGAAAGAGAAGGGCAAATACTCTACCTATGAAGGATCCCTTTGGGATAAAGACACACTTCCTGTAGACACCTACAAAAACCTAATGGAATATATGGGGGAATATAAACCAATCCTGCATAGGGGAAAAAAATACTGCCCAGAGCTAAGCTGGAAAGAAGTTCGCGCCCACATCAAAGAGCACGGGATGCGCAACAGCAACACAATGGCTATCGCCCCCACGGCAACAATCTCCTACATACAGGGATGCTCCCCGTGCATAGAGCCAGACTTTTCTGTTCTATTCGTTTACGAGAACAAAAGCGGCAACCTTACGATAGTCAATGAGTGGTTTATCAAAGAATGCCGAGAGAGGGGCATATGGAACCAAGCCATGATAGACGCAATAAAGGCCGTGGACGGCGACCTGATGCGTCTGAACGGTGACATACCGGAAGACCTAAGAGAGCGGTACTGCACAGCCTTTGATCACGATCAGTTTAAATTGCTTGAATGCGGCGCTGCTAGGCAAAAATGGATAGACATGGGGCAAAGTTTAAACTTGTTTAATAATAAAACTTCGTTAAAATACTTAAATGACCTTTA